ACACAAGTACGCAAAAACTCAAAAAATCTATCAACCGGGTAAGACATTAACCCTTAAGATAATGAAAATCTTGATACTTAGCGGGATCTTGATTATCATGTCTATTCAAGTTCTTCTTCCTAAGGACAGCTTGCTTCGTAACTTTTCCATTGTCTTGAATAATGAAGAACTTCCGATCGAGCTTCAGACTAAAGAAGGACCTATCAGGGAGAGGAACGCTGCTACTTTGGTGAGAGGAAAGAACGCAGGTTTCTTCCTTCCTTACATTAAAGTTTCCCTAAAGAAGATTAAGGACATCCACAAGGAAAGAGAAGTCAAGCTCGACAAAACTCTTCTTGACGGGAATCACCAGGCTTGGAAGTTGATTGATAAACTCATCAGTGATGAATTTATTGAGAAAGACTTCTACATGAAAGGAGGATCTTCGCATGACATTTCAGAGGCTCACAAGATGTGTTCCTCTCGTCTTGGACATTGGGTGAGCAAGATGAGCTCTCAGTCTATTATGGATAATTATAGTTCTCAGTTGCCTGTTTATTCCCGTCTAATTGCAATTGTTAACTATATGGAAGAAACACGTGACAGTTACAACAAGGCAATGGCTACGGAGGTTGCAAAGTGGAAGAGAGGAGGAGAATTTGGAGATGTTGAAGAACCTGATATCTATAGCAAAGATCGGCCTGTGAAATATTATCAAGTTGGGACATTGGTCTTGGTTAGGACTAAGCACAAAGACCGTAGGCATGTGTCATATGTTATGACTAATGTACACTTCTCCAGAGTTCTTGACTATATTAAGTCTATGGCTATCTTCTCTCTTTATGCTCCAGATATTCATGGAATGGATCCTGACTTGAGGACCATTCTTAAGTTATTCAGGTACCAAACAAACTTAGGACTTATTACACCGAATGGAGTTGGATCAGTATTTAAGACGGCTAGGCAATTCTTGTTTCTTAACGGAGATAAGTCTAATATGCTAGGGTCATCTCCCACTGTCTTATTCTCTAATGGTCTCGAGGGTGTTAAAGAGAAATATGCTGAAAAGGCAGCAGACTTCCTCCTAGACATTACTAATGATCGTAAATCAGCCCTTAATCTTGCTAACATATACAAGATGGTTCCTCATCCTGATAGTGATCTGGAAGAAGTTTTTGAATCAATTGATGGCTTTAAGAGGAGTAATCCTGTTGATGAATCGAAATTGCCTCGTTTTGAAGGAATGGCTAGGAGGTCAATGTATGAGTCACTTAGTCAGCAGAAGATAGTAGTTAGAGCTGAACCTAAAGCCCCTGAAGATGATGTTTCAACAGACTTTGCTAGAAAGATAAACTCAACTTCAACTCCAACATCTTCTATACTGGCCGGAGGATTCACTAAATGGAGCGGTATCAAGTTTCTGCAGGTTCGAGGAATATTTGATTCAGACAAGCAAGACATACCAACCTCTAATAAGTCATCAGCACCTAGGGCAGCACTTACGAATGAAGAAATTGAGAAGATTGGAAATTTCAAGACATTTAGAGAGTTCCAGGAGATCCGTGAAAGGCTTAAGGCTGTTAATGATGTTGTGACTGTTCTTGCAGGTCGGGATGAACTAAGCTTCAGGGAAGCTCGTAAGAGGTTTAGAGAAGTCATTAGAGAACATGAAGCTTTTGAGAGAAATTACCTTGAAAAGGGGATCTCAATTGATGACATTGATAGTGATGATTTGTCAGACTTCATTCGAGCTTCTCCTGATAGAGCATACACTGTTCTGACTGAGCCTAAACTTGGAGAAGTCCATAAAGAAGTGACAAGACTCTTTTATATGGCTGAGCAGGCTCTTAAGATTATGACTCAGGTGTGTGAGAGGTTCACTAAGAAGGTGATAAGCAAATCTTCAGGTATATCTATAGTTAAAGGATTCAGAGGTAGGAGGAAGGAGATTGAAGCAATGTTGCATTCTTACACTGGAATATTAGTCTTTGATACAGATGATAATGATCCCTCTGTGCTATACATATCGTTCGACATGAGCGAGTTCTCAAAGAAATTTCCACAGGTGCTAGTAAGGATTATTGGGAAAATATTATCAGAGTTGTCAGGTGAAGATTGGATGGGTAGAATCGATATCTTCTTCAGAGCTGCAATGGTCTATCATAACACTAGAGGATTTCTCGGAGTTAAGTCTGGAGTTACTGGAGGGTTCGAAGGATTTCTTAACTTTCTGTGGACGCTTGCTATGAAAGTGGTTATGGACATAGCTACACAGTCTACTGGAGTTCAGGGTGTTCTAGCAGTTTATAGTGATGATGGTCTCCTTCGATTGTATATTTCTGGAGATAAGATCGAGGTTGCACAAAAAGTCAAAGTGATTAGAGAAGTTTTTAAGAACTATGGACTCATATTTCACCTTGATAAGACAGTGGTTTCGACTGACATCTTTGAGTATCTCGGTATGTATGCTGAGTCAGGAAATTTGATTCCAACTTGGGTCAAAGAGGTTACATCTATTGGAAAGAGGAAGCAGGACAAGGGACTTGAAACAGTTAGTGATAGAATAGAACTATGGGAATCTCAGAGCGGAGCAGTTGTTAAAGCTCAGGGTCCCGTTTATCCTTCTATGTTAACTAAAACGATTCTTACAATGAGCACACTAAGGAGATTAAATCAAAGAGTATCTTCCAAGATTTTGGCTGCACTTACGGTAATTCCTCATTCTGCAGGTGGTTTTAGGCTTTCCTCTATAAGTGAAATGAGCCTATTAAGTTCTGTAGAAGGTATCAGCGAGTTCACAGCAGACCTTGAACTTATTCACGATGCATACCCAGGATTTAGTAACGCTATCTACCATAGGATCTATTCCAATCTTAAAACTGAGAAAGAAGCTGAATTAACCCTTATGACAGGAGCAGTTCTCCAGACTAATCTTCCAGACACTTCAGGACTCATGGTGACAAGAAAGCTTATAGAAAGCTCAAATCTTGAAGATAGTCTAATCAAAGATCCAATAACTCCAACTGTCAGGAAGATAATTGTGGCAGAACTTCGTCTTTGTGACAACTTCAGCCCTAGAGTCTTAAAGAACCTAATTGCAGAAGTACCAGATGTGATTGAGTACAGTAAGTCTATAGCAATCGTAAAGAGTAGTGCAGCTTTGCAGTTTGTTAGGAAAGAAGACATAAAGAGGGCACAATCTTCTGATACTAGATTGTGCAAGAGGTCAATTTCTGAGTGGGAAGATTATATTACAACTTATGACTATTCTTCTCAGAGGCTATCATCTTCAGGTGTCCTTCAATCGTTAATTGATAGACTATATCCAAGTTACCATATCAACTTCTATAAAGAAAGTCCAAGAGTTGCACTTTCTCCTGTGACTGAAGATGCTCATATTCTGACTTCGTTGGAAATTACTAAGGACGAGAAGTTACTTTACCAAGAATATGTCGAGCCTAAAGCAAGATTCTTAGGAGCTCAGTTAACCCCTGAAATTAGTGCAGAGTCAACTTACAATACTCAGCAGAGAAGGAATGAAAGGTTTGTTAATACTGCAGCAAGGCTAGTTGCGACTAATGTGAGCCTAATAAACCTCTACTACATAGTAGCAAACACTTTCAAACTACCATGCCCTACTCTTCCAACGATAACTGTAACTTCAGGCCACCGCTCTACACGTAACTTTGGAATGAATGCAGTTACATCAGTAATTCCTGTTCCTTTCCATGCTCTTATTTCATCTAGAATGTCAAATAAGATGTGGAGCTCTATACCAAATAAAGAGAGGTCTGATCGGACAACTATGGTGGAAGCTGCTAAGATAGCTACCTATCTCAATCTTTACAGTAGTATTAATACAGAGAACAGGCAAAGATCTGGGGTAAAGACAGTTTTATACAAAATTCGGAATTTTGAGAGGAATATATCCAATCCTGTCTTTTCATCGCCAGCCAGAGCTTATTTTGAACTCATAGATGATGGGGCTACACGAGCTTTCAACAATATGATTATAGAAGAAAACCTTCAGGCAAACCTTTTGGACAGTAGTATTGAAATGGCTGGGATACTAGAAGTAGTCAAAGATGCTCCTGAAGTTAGAGCTATACTTTTAGTTAAAATGGAGAAGTGGCTCTATTCTTGCTTAAATAGGAATTTTTCATCAACAACAATCCCAACAGACATCCCAGATCCTTGGAAAAAGAGCATTTACATGGAGTCTGTTATGTCAGTATCCTTTAGGTTGTGTGCTGCTAATACTAGAAGAGCAATCCAACTAAGCTTTGCAAGATTTCTTAGACTCACTGATGGATTATCGCCTCAAGACTCTATAAATGACTTCAGGAATCTTGCAGTCTTGAATGGGGATATGACTCGAAGGAATGAGGCTTTTGACCAATTTGAGTCTATTATGAAGACAGTATCAGCTTCACTCTCTTCATTAGACTTAGATACTAGATTGCAAGAAGAATTACTTTCTATAAACCTTATAGACAATGAAGGACTTGTGTACTTAGTTGCATTTATGAAAAGGAGAAGCGTAACAGGAGGCAAAAGTCATCCGACTGTAATAATTAACACTGACACTCATGCAGACACTAGAATGTCAAGAGAAGTTAAGAATGCTATCAAAGATACAATTGATTCATTGCTTGTCCAATACTTAGCTAGGGCTAGTGCTAATGATGGAGACCAGGCTGAACTTGATACTACTATAAACTTCTTGAGTATTATGAAAACTATGATCCGTCCATCAGGTCATCGTAATACTCCGTTCAATAAACACATGTTTGCTATCCAAATGTTGAAGTTTGAGCTTTTTGTTCAGGAGTGTATTACGGAAAGGGTAAGAAGGGTTACTCCTTATGAAATGGAAAATTATCGACTACCTAGAGACGTAATTAATGCTGTCCTGAGGCAGAATGCTGTTATTGGAGGTAGGACTAATTTAACTACTGGTGAAGAGATGAGGAGATGCCTGATCAATGAAGGTGTTCCTGGTGCATTATTTTCAAGAGCTAATTACATATTGAATAGATTGAGAGGTATCTATACAGGCAACAGCATTAATGAGCAGAATATCCTGACTAATGAGAACTTCATGGTTGCACTTATAAACTATGTCTTAGCAACTTACAATGATGTAGTAACCAATTCCATTTCTGCGTTAGATATAAGGCATTCTAGAGAGTCTACTATTGTTGGGGAATCATTAACGCTTACACCTGTAGAAGAAGCTAGTATGATTGCAGCTGATGTCAGTGAAGGTCCAATATTGATTGAAGAAGAGAACTTGAGGCTAGCTTTGAGACAGAACAGCTACAGGGATATAGTTGCTAACTTGCTAATATCTCATTATGCAAGATGGGGACCTGATGGTTATCAATCTGGTCATGAAATCAGCTCTATATTAAGAGAGAGAGGATTAATGGGAAGTTGCACTCTTTCGATAAGAGATAGAGAACAAAGCCCGTTCCTGGAAATGAATACAACTGAAGACTTTACACTATCTATGAGTAGGTATGCAAGAACTGGGCCAGCAATTCACAACTACTTGAAAGTAAATAGGTTAGCAGGTGGAATGGCTGTAATGGGCAATGATGGTGATTCATATGTGCTAATTGCTATAATACCTAAGGGAGTTACAACTATCAATACTGCAGAGGCAAATGACCCAGACTATCTAGAAGGAGGTGAGAATGAGCCCCCGATTTACATGCTGGAAAGAGTTCAAGTCAGCATGATGGAGTTAGCAAGAGTGCTGAATGCTCGTCCTAGGTTAACTATTGAGACTGGTGAAATGGGTTCTATTGTGTTGCAGCAAGCTTATCAGAGAATTGTTGGAGCAAGGGGAACTATAGAAGATGAAGATCACTTTGTTGTAGCTATGTCTGAGCTTGTTAGAGGTTCTTGGTCAGTTGATATGGGTAAAAGAGTCCTTGCTCTTATGACTACATGGATTTCTTCAAATAATGACCCAACTAGAACCTACTTTGCGCAATGTTATAATGCTTTGAATGTGGACCCTATCATAGTTGGTTCCAACAGAGCTATAGCAATAAATAACAGTACAGCTGCAGTTTGGGAATGGATAAGGATGTTGAATATTCATGCCGGTCCTAATATTGACACTGTAAAGGTAGAACGAATTGTTCGCTTAGTTAGTCAAGATGCTTATAGGGGAGGTTTCCCAACTGCTGTTTATAACATGGCTCCTGTTCCGTTAAACGAGGTAAAGGAGATGAGGGGGAACATAATGGTAGAAGATTTTATACTCCAGGCACCTGGTTATCTGTTTAGAGTTCCTGCTGACAGACCACAAGAGAGACTAATGCTTCCACTTGATTATAGCAGTGAGGAAGAATTCTAAAAGTAGTATTCTAAATCGAGGCATAATAAGTTTCAATCACAGTTTACACCCTTTTAGATTGACTTAATATGTCTTTATATGTTCTCTGTCCGTTATGATTTTTG